GAACAAGCCCCAACAAATATAATTATGAAAGCCAAATCTTCAGAGGCAAACTATCCAAAGGCATGATTTCTCACCACTCTAAGGCTCGAATAGCAACCACACAAAGTCGGAGTCATGTCTGGGGATGTTATAATGGGGTGTATCAGTTTCTTTTCCTAATTGACTGAGAATGATAATATAAACAGTAGCAATTCGTGCATCTTAAATTCTCTGAATCCTTCAAAAAAACCCTCTTGCACAATGTATCTTCAACATTTGATCATAAGCATCTTGTTCGCAATGGCGTACTACACAACTATCAAGTCATCTCCTTACCGTGGTCACTTATCAGCACAACTGGAAGCACATCTTATAGCTGGTGGATTGGAAGATCTTGCACCAGAATACAAACTCCCTGAAATCATCGACGATCGGACTGATCCAATTCAGAAGAAATCTTACCCTGCCTCTCCCAGCAACGTACGCATCCCAGCTAGACTGAACAGTCCATTGATTCCATACCCAACGGAGTTGAAAGCTCTCTGCGACAACAAATATACCGGTGATCCAAACTACATCCATGGTCATCATAAAAGCCAAATTGATACACTCAATCATGTTCAAGAAACACTCATGAAGGCAGACAAAATTCCGTCAGGGCCGAAAGTCTTCGACATGGACTCCCTCAAACGATTCGCACGCCAATCCTATTCACATCGTGAGAATTTGATCAACCTTGCAACCATGTCTTTTGCACAACGTGCCACTACACATGACCTTAGTATTGCCGCAAATCAAGAAGTACCCTTCCATGTCGGAGTGTCAAACATTTCTGAATACACGTCATTCATCATCATGATTCAGAGGCTTCGAATTCACATTGCAAAAGAGTCAACCTTTCCTCCATTCTCCGATGATCTTCCAACTTCTTCATCTGAAGATGCACGGTACACTATGTATTCGAATGGCACGTACATCTACCATTCCTCGAGAGAAGGTCAAGTGTTCTGTCTGCTGGCTTGTGGCGGTCATTTCAGGATGTTTCATGAACAATTGGGTTATTGGTTCTGTGGGCCAATATCGTACCTCGATTACATCTTCACACTTGCTGATATTTTGAACAATCTAGATGTACTCAAGAATTGCTCCGAATATAGCTGGGCTACTTCCATGTTTGGCCTACTAATCCAGTTCGCAGAACATGAAGGCGTACATAACATGCAAGTTGACTTCATCAAATCAATGGAAGGATTCTTCCTAAATATGTCAGACTATGATGAAGAATTTGCCATGAATTGGAAACCCATACTGGAAGCTGTGAATGATTTGTGGGAGCTGGACCAAAAGATTTGTAATGTGAAATACGACATCGGTCTCCCACTCGGATTACTCCGCGGACAATCATTCAATTACCCGAAATCATCATACTTTTGCAGGTTCATCGTCGAAGGTAAGAAGCTTAGCCGTACTCATCTACAAGAAATATCGGCATTGCATAAGTTGATCTTCTATGCAGAAGTGGATGCAGAAGCAGGTGTTAAGAAATTCCTCAAGCGCGTGCATACTAAACGTGTGATAGATGAAAATGCGATTAAGAACATAACCAGACTGGCAAAGTTGCAGTTCTTCACTGCTTATCGTAGAAAACACAAAATGATGCCAAACACCCTCGGTCCTGTGCATAAGATCAAATTGCTGGAAACTTACAGCCAGAAAGCAGATCTCTCAAAGATCGAAAATCTACCATTGAGCTGGTGGGATGATCTGAAGATCTTCGATTGCATGGATAATACCATGACAGATGACCCACTGGAATTCGCGAAAGATAAGGGCGCACTCAAATCACGTATATCTTTCGGACCCGGGGATAGTAGGAAGGAGCTGCTTCAGGTAATTGAGACAGAGAATTACGAGTTGAAGGATTTCTTTGCTTCGAAATCTATCAAACCAAGACCGAAACTCGTGCGTCGTACGAACCAGAAGGACGAACCTGTTGAGATGTCAGACCCAGCACGACTCATCGAGAAGGAACGTGAACAGAAAATCGAAGCACGACTTTTCGCGAATGGAGAACTCTCTAATAAACATGCATTGAGTCTGGTGGCTGCTCGTATGAAGAAAGCACTGTCCTACTTTGATGAACAACTCATGACACCCACGGATAAGAAGAGAAAGTCCATAATACATGAAGCATCTCGAGAGTTATCTCAACCCGACAATTATTCCCTGCTCTTGGATATTGTCGGACATAACCAATCGATGCAGTACGAGAACACCCATGAACTTTCAGAATTCATCGGAAATCTATTCGGATATGACGGTTGGGGGGATCTCTCCCACTACTTTGCTCATCTGACGGTCTATCATTACGATGAGTATCTTGACAAAGTGATAGAATCTCACGGACAAGTTGGAGGTATAGAGGGTTGGTTGAATCCATTGTGGACACTCCATACCACTCTGATGATGAAACTGCTCCGTGTGATGACAGACGTTGTTGTTCGAACGATAATGGTATATTCCGATGATGTAAACGCAATATTGTCAATCCAACAAGCCTCTGAACCTATGGTTCAATCTGTGTTCTCAAAGATCATGAAACACTGCAACAAGTTCGGCATGACGATCAAGTACTCCCAAACTATGCTTTCAAAACACAGAGTTACAATGTTGAGACAGCATTATGCTGATGGTGTGCGAGCTGACTCCACTTTGAAGAGACTGATTTCTGTGAGTGCAGGGAACAATCCAAC